GCAACCGGGAGCTAGATGACGACATCCCGTTCTGACGTCACCACCGCCCCGGGCTAGAGCGTCCGGGGCGGTTTTTCCAAACGGAGATCACATGCTCAAAAATCTGCTGATCCGCTTATTTCCAAAAAAGGTCGCCGACGTGACAATCACGATCACTCCAGGCGAAGGCGGCCTGCGCGAGATGGTCGGCGACGTCCGGCGGAGCCTGACGGTCGTTCCAGGTCGACCAGCGACGCCGCCGATGCACGACGCCGAATACCTCGTATGGCGCCGCGACCAGCGCGGCCAGGCGCAACCGTCGCTCTGGATGCTGGATCCCAGGAAGATGTCCGACTGGCCGCAGGAGCGCGATCGCACGATCGCGATCGTCTCACTCACCGAGGCCGACCGGAGGATGAACTTCGCCGACATCGTCGCCGCCCATCCATGCCCAACCCAAGGAGAGTTCGAATGAGGGGAAAATTCGAAATCAAGCAAAAGCCGGAGGAAGTCGCTCCCGAACATGAGGAGGCCTACTCCGAGGTCTGCGACCAGATCATGAAAGCGGTTTTGCGCCAGGCCGCGGAGCTCAGGCACGTCACCATCATGCGCGATCTCCCGATCGCGCTCCAGATGAACGCCATGCTGGTCGGCTCCTTCTGCGGCGGGATTTTACCGCTGCTGGCGATGTCGGATCCCCGGGGCGATGACGAGATCGCCGAAGGCCTTGCAAAACAGATGCGCGCGATGGTCAAGCAAGCCCGCGAAATCGCGAGCAAGGTGCCGAGACCATGATCGAGCGCCAGGAAAAGGACGATCGCATCGTCTACGGCGCGAACTGCGCCTGGTGGGGCGGGATCGAGGATATCGGGCGGATCGATACCGCCATCCAGGGCAGGCCAGCGAGCCTACCCTGCTGTCCGGCCTGCCGCGGAATGCTGTTCGAAGTCCCGGACGCCAAGACCTGGTGGGCGAGCGTCGACAAGTACGCCAGGGAGAACAGCGATCCCGGATACCGCGGCTTCGTCGAGTGGCTGCGGCTCAAACACTTCAAAGACTTCAGCGAGGCGCGGGAGGTTTACAACGCCGGCGCCGATAAGCGACCAGGGCGGGTCAAGGTCAGGGGATTGCGGCCATGACGAAACTGACGCGGCGCGAGCGGCGCTTCCTCGCCGCGATGCTGCCAGATGGCACGGTCGCCACCGGAACGCACGTAGGCAAAGATTTGCGCGCCCGCGGCCTCGTCAGCGAAGTCCGGTGGGGCAGGCTCGGCCTGACAGACGCTGGCCGGGAAGCGATCTCACAATATCCGGAGAGCGCCTGGCGCAACCCCAGCGACGCAAGCATAAAGCGGAGATCACCACGATGAAGCGGGCAAAGTTCGCTGTCGACACTAAGGTGCCCGTCGCCCAGACGCGCGCCGAGATCGAGCATGAACTCGCGCGGTTCGGCGCCTCCTCGTTCGCCTATGCAATGCAGCCGGACAAGGCCTCCATCCTTTTCGAGTTCGGCGGCCGCCGCGTGCGCTTCGATCTCCTGCTGCCGCGCGCAGAGAACGAAGCCAAGACGGCAAAGGCGCACCGATCGAAATGGCGTGCGCTGCTGCTGTCGATCAAGGCGAAGCTGGTATCGGTCGACACCGAGATCGAGACATTCGAGGAAGCCTTCCTCGCGCATGTCGTGCTCGCCGACGGATCGAAGGTCGGCGACGCGGTGAAGCCGGCGCTGATCGAGCAGTACAAAACCGGCAGGATGACGCCCCTGCTGCTTGGAGGTCCGAAGTGAGCACAGAACTGCATGACGTCTGGGAGCGCCTCGTCCGTCAGGCCGCCGAGGCAGCGAACTTGACATACGAGGAGGTCGTCGAACGGCTGGAAGCGGGGCAGGCGGAGATCGAGATCCGGTTCACGGTGTCGCGCGACGAGAGGGACTACGACCATGGGTGATTTTATTGTCGAGAGGGTCAACGAACCAATTCGGGCATGGGAGTACGACGGCACCGGTCGCGCGACCTGGAGTGAAGATCGATCGACGTGGCCTGCTTGGCTGCAGACAGAGACGTCGCGCCTTCGGTTCTCGAACGGCGGCCTCCTTTTCTTCCACCGGCATGGTCGCGCCGACGATCGCCAGATCGTTCACAAGGGCGAATTTTTAGTTCTCGACGCAGGCGAGTTGCGGCACTTCGGCAGCAAGGCCGCCTTTGATCGTAGCTATTTGCCGATCACACCGACCGGCAAAAACCCAGGGGAGAAAAACCTGATGCAGACGGTGATGGACTACACGTTTCCGGACCAGGCGGCGTGCGACCGCTTCTACTACTCGACCGACCTCGCGCAGGGACAGTCACCTGGACAACTGCAGCGCCCGGTGCTCGGCACCTGGAGCGGCGAGAGCTATGCCGACGTCATCATCACGCCGAACGACGCGAACCGCACGCTCTGGTGGGACGGCAACCACGTCAATTTCGGCTTCGTCAATCTCGGCTTCGTGTCGTGGTTTCAGAACCAAGATCCCGGAGCGCCGCCGGACACGCGCGCCTGGCCCGACGTCGCCGACCTGACGGACGCGGAGCTCATCTTCACCGTCCGCGGTTATGACATCTATCTGCCAGGACAGGTTCGGATCGGCCTCTGGTTGCAGGCGCAATTGCCTGGCTGGAGCAACAGCGGGTTTGCCGGACCGATCACGCGCGTTTACTGCAACTATTTCCAGACCGCCGATCTGCTTGATGATGCGCTCGGTTTCGGCGGCCGCGGCATGGCGATCCCGCGCACCGTCGAGGGCGTGCGCTTCACGCCATGGCGCGACTGGCGCGTTCGGCTCTCGCCCAACGATTGGATGTGGCGCGCGATGGGGACGCGTCTGTCCAAGAGCGGGATCAGCTACCAGCCGAGCTATGACTTCGCCTACGGCGCGGCGCCGTCGGTCGCCGACATTCTGTCGGCGCCGATCAAGGCCAACATGGGCATCATGTTCGCGTGGCCTAAGTCGACGCCGGACGTCAACGCCGCGCCGGCCCCGACGCCGTGTCCGATCTTCGGTCGCCTGCAGATCAAGCGCGTGCGGCTGCTCACGCCGTGACCGTCGTCCGGCTCGAGGATCGGCACGTCGATTTTGCCGACACGTTAGCGAACCGCCGCCACGCGGCGGCGGTTCGTCGTAACAGGCCGGCATCGAACGGTGCTCCGACAGATAATCGCAAGGCTCTTGGCATCCACATCCTCGGCGCGCGGGCGGAGTGCGCTAGCTACCTTTACCTCAGCCCGGTCAAATGGAATGCCTACGCTGAGAACCTCGACGACCTCGCCGACCTTGACGACTTCATAGATGCCAAGGGCATCGACAAGCCAGGGCTTCGACTGACTATCCAGCGACACAAAAACCCGTCGTGGGCATTCCTGCTGGTTCTGGCGGACCCGCATCCGTACTACCGAATGGTCGGATGGGAGTGGGGACGCGAGGTGATGATCCCATCGAACTGGAGCGATCCCAGCAAGAAAACCGGACGGAGCCGTCCGGCTTATTTTGTAGCCCCCAGACGCGACGCTAGCGAGCTACGCGACATCCTCCGCGATCGACAGAACCGCCGCCTCCTATCGAACGAATAATCGACGCCGCAAACGAACGGAGAATCGACAATGAACTGGCAGCCGACCGCGATTGACGACCGCTGGAATGCACCGGAGGGGATCGAACTGATGACCAAGATCGATGACGGGCACGGCGAGCGCAACGTCGCCAGGCTCACGCGCCGCGGCAATCTCTGGTTCACAGATCCAAAAGACGGGGTGTACGTCTACTACACGCCGACGCACTGGAAGCCGACGATCAACGACGGAGAGCTACCGAAATGAGCGATATCGAGCAACTCCGCGAAGGGCTGGAGGCGGCAATTCGGGCGGCCAAACTCGCCCTGTTCGTCATCCGCAAGCAAGGCGTGATATGCCCAACAGCAGTTGGGAAGCCGGGTTTGAGAAAGACATGAAGACCGCGGAAGCGGCGCTGGTCGCTTTGGCGCGCACATGAGCAGCGATCGGCAGCTACGTAGTCGACCGGATATCGGTTGCAGGAGCGCGGCTCCATAACTGGAGCATGAGAAGCACCGCAAACGTCTGGCTCGCATGCATCGGGACAAGCCTCGCTGGACTGATAGGTGCGCTCGTCCTCCTGCTCTGCCAGCGCATCTAAAGCGTCGATCGACGCGGCAAATTCCAGGCACAAAAAAAGGCCCGACCCCGCGTGAGCGAGGCCGGGCTTTTAAGTCTAGGGAGGAAACGCGGGCTAGAGGCCTGCGGGGTCAACCGCACGATCGAGACCGAGCGGAAGCTATTTAGAAGGTCAGGATCCAGAACACCGCCATGACCGCGACGGTTGCGATCCAGTAGCGGTGGCCCGCCCAATCTTCCGTGAAGATGTACGCGCATCGCAGGCAGGCGAGCAGCAGCATGACGCCTCCGACAATGAACAGCGCAGCAACGACTTCGGCGGTCGACGGTCCGAACTTCAGCGCCGTCCAGGCGGCGCCGGCGCGGATCGCTTCGCCGAGGAAAAGCCAGAACAGAACGCAGGCGGTCCGGACGCCAGGCGTCTCATGGTATCGACGCCAGCCACCGACATAGACGCCGTCGCCGATCGTGGCCGCAAGCCGCTGCCAAAGAAAAAGCCCGGTCGCGATGACCAGGCTGATGTTCAGCGGGAGAAGTTGACCATTCACCCATTCGCGGATGAGCAAATTGTTTCGCAAGATTTCATCCATCACGATGCTTCACCGCCGGCGCCTCGAGCCCAGAGAATGCTGAAGATTTAATCTGGCGCACCGCTTCGCGCAATTGTCCATTCGCTTGATGGTTGCGTCGGCTCACCGCTATCGCACGGGAACTCTCGGCTTTGTGCTCGATCGCAGACCGAACCACGTCCAGGCTTTCGCCCGTATCCCGCGCGTTGGAAAAGAACTCGGCGAGGCGCATGAGCCATCTCCTCATATGACGCCGTCCTTGATCAAGCGATCCCGGATGGTGCGAGTTGTTCCGTCGAGGTTTCGGGTCGCCTCCGCCTGCGAGGCAATGACCCGACTATGGTCTTCGATTTTGACAACGAGATCGCGGCTTCGCTCCTTCGCATCATCGGCCTGCTCCTTCAGCCGCTCGGTGAGGCGATCGAAGGCGGCGGCCATCAGGCGAACAGCATCCGCGAGCTCCTCGGTTACGCGGTTCTGTTCTTCCTGCGCTTTGGTCGCTGCGGCCTGCGCGTTGGCGGCGTTGTTCAACGCGTCCTTCAGCGTATCGCGCTCTGCCAGCCGAAATCCATACACCTTGTTGGCATGCTTCCACTGCATACCGACGGCGGTCGACAGACCGAGGATCGCGGTGCCCATCATGCCTATAAACCAGGTCGCTGCGGAACCGAGCTCTTTAGCAACTTCAGGATCAGCGGCCATTGAGCTAGGTCACCTTCTTGGATGCAAAAGGGCATCAACCGGGTCTTGTGGTGGCAGCGGCGCCGGAACGGGCGCCGCCGGGGCGGCGCGAGGCGCCGGTGGATCGGTGATCAGAGCCGGCAGCTGAACCACCGGCGGCTGCGGACGCATGGGTGAGGCCGCCAGAGGCTCTGGCGCGGGCGCCGCCTGGGCGGACCTGGGACCGATCCGATCGCGGATCCGCTTGATGATCCCCCGGCGCTTCGGCGGCGGCGGAGGAGCCGCCACCTGGCGCGTCGCCGGCGGCGCGTCGAGCGACGCCGGACGCGGACCAGGGCGCGGGAACCCGCAGGCGGCGACGCCGGCCTCGACCTCGCCATCGATCCAGTCCTGGTCGGTCTGGGTCTTGCCGAGGATCACGTGAGGAGGCCGCTCCATCACGCGACACTCACCGCCCTCCACACTGTCCGGTCGATTGGTCCCAGCGCATCCCGCGAGCGCGACAGTCAAGAACAGCGGAACGAGCTTCGCTCGCGCGCTTGATTGCCTTCTCGTCCTGCCGTGCAATATCAGCGATCGCTCGCGCATAGCCCCTCTCCCAAACCGTCTTGTGCCAAACCCCGTAGGCAATCCCGACCACCGCCAGCACGACGCCGGCGGAGATCAATTTCGTCGTCAGTGACGCTCCACTGAGCGCGAGACCTAGCATCTGCATCATTGCCGCTCTCCGTTGACCACCGCCTGGGTCGACGCCTTGATCGCCTGCAGCGAGTTGTAGGCGATGAAGGCCAGGCCGGCGCCGACCAGGCCGAGCCAAACGCCGATCGGAACGTGCGCGACATACTCCCAGGCCCTAGACATCAGCCCGGGATGGTCGTCGACAACATCCTTGTGGTCGGTGAAAAACTCCCAGGCCTGCATCGCATAGCCGGAGAGCGCATCCCAGAGCGCGCCGAAAAATGCGACCACAGATCCCCAGAGCGCGGCGATCCAGTTTCGCTTCGCCGGCACCGTCTCGGGAGCGAGCTCCTTGACGATCTCCGGCTTCGCTTCCGCCCGGGCTTTCGAGACCGGCCGAAACCAGTTCTCCTGCTCCGCCTCGGCGAGCTCCGCCACGACTTCGTCAGCGATCTCGTGGAACTCCGCCAGGCTAACCGGAAGTGGGAGGCGCAGCCCGCGATCGTTCATGAACGCGCTGAGAGCGCCGCTCGTGCCGCCGCCCCAGAGACCATCCAGGACGCCAGGCGAATAGCGCCGCGCCTTGAGGCGCGTTTGCACGTCGAGCAGGACGGCATCGCCGCGGCCTTGGACCGGCTGCACGTTCGGCGGCGCCTCGGCCGGATCGACCAGGTCGGTCATCTCGGCCTCGACCGGATCCCCCGCCGCCGGCTCGGGAGCCGACTCGGCATAGACCGATACCGCCGCCGTCGCGTCATAGCCCTTCAGGACGTCTAGCGCCTTCGCGTAGTACTGGATGAACTCCTTCAGCCCGTTGGTCCCGCCATTGATAACGCGGCGGTTCGCCGCCAGGCTGTCGCGGAGCGCCTGGCCGGAGCCGTTGATCGCATCGGCGGTGCGGTTCGCCCGCGCGTCCTGCCCCCACTCCAAGTACGCCGCCTTGAAAGCGGTGTCCGGCTGATGCAGGAGCTCGGGATGCTCGACCAGCGGAAGGCCGGTCCGCTTCGCCATCGCGGCATAATTGCTCTTGCCGGTGCATTGCATCATGCCGCCGCCGCGGTAGAGCCAGCCGTCGTTCGGACCGGTGTTCTTGAACTCCTTCGCCTTGGTCGGATTGCCGACGCCATAGACGCGGTTGAACAGGACCGGACCGCGCTTCGCCACCGGGAGCGCAGCAATCCGCTTTGCCTCGGCCGCGGTGACCTTCGCCGAGTGCTTGCCGACGCCGAAGATCTTCATGATCGTCGCTTCGCGGTAGGCGCCGCTCTCCGACAGGATCTGCAGGCCGCCGGTCTCGGTCATGATCTGACCGATGAAGGCAGCCGCCCGCTTGCGCGTCGTGACCTTCGCCTGAGAGACGGCCTCCGGCCATCCGCGGACGATCGCGTCGACGAGATCGGCGCGCGGCGCCGCTCCGAGCGTCTTTGCGATCGCTCGGACCTGAGATGCGGTGATCATGGATGCCTCCTTATGCCTTGATCTCTTCGATCAAGAGCGAGCAAACCTGCGAACCGCCCAACAAGCGGGCGGCGCTGGCGCCGTTGACAGACACCGCGCCTTCGGCGCCGCCCATGCGGACGCTGATGGTTTGCGCCGTGATCGCGCCGGGCGTGTACTCGCAGACGATGTGCCAGACCGCTTTGTGATCCGCGGCAGCAATCGTGACGCACTGCGCGCCGATGTTCGCAGATCCAGCAAAGATCGAGGCGATGGCATTTCGCGCGCCGGATGCAGAGCAGGTGCCGCGGAACGTGCATCGCAGCTTGTTGGTGGTCGACTTCGGCGTGAACGAGGTCGTCAGGATCTGATCGCCCTCGGTGTTAGTCGGCGACGTGTCATCAACCGGCACCGCCACCGACGAAGTGAAAAACGAGGACAGGATCGTCAGGCTAGAGCCGACGATCGAGCCTGGAACGGCGGTGGTACCGGCGACGATCAGCGCCGAGAGCGCCGCGACCGCAGCATCCGCATAGGCGGTGTTGGCGATCCTGGTGTTGTTGGTCAGCGCGGATTGGTTCGGCGCGGTCGGATTGCCGGTCAGCGCGGGCGAGGCCAGCGGCGCTTTAGCTGCCAGTGCGGCGGTGATCGTCGCGGCGAAGTTCGCATCGTCGCCGAGCGCGGCGGCGAGCTCGTCCAGCGTGTTGAGCGCGCCCGGGGCGGCGTCGATCAGCGCGTTGATGGCGGCCTGGACGAACGCCGTGGTGGCGATCTGCTGGGTGTTGGTGCCAGCGAGCGCCGTCGGCGCCGTCGGCGTTCCGGTCAGAACCGCGTTCAGCGCGAGCAGCCAGGTCGACTTCGACAAAAACTGGATGAGCCCGTCCGAACCGAGCGCCAGCACGCGATCCGGCGTGACCGTCTCGGTATCGAGCAGCGCGAGCAGTCCGGTCAGGTCGTGAGGGTCGTTCCAATCACCGGGCTGCACCTGGTTCGGATTGCCGTTGCTGGCGCCGGCCAGGTTCTTCTTGTGCTTGATAGCCATGGGGATGCCCTTATGCGAATGCGGCGTCGACCTGCGCCTTGGTGGTGATGCTGCCGCTCTCGATCGAGGTCAGGACGTCGGCGTAGGTGGCGAAACAGGTCCGCACGTGCTCGAGCACGGCATCCGACAGCGCCGTCACCAGCGCGGCATTCAGCGCGTGTAGCGTGCCGTCCGCAGCCACCCATGTCGTCGTGAAGTCAGGATTTGCCATCGCCGCCACCCGGGCGCCGAGGATCATCTGCTTGGAGCGGTCGTCGGTGGAAATCGTCATGCCGCCAACGGAGATGCCGCCGACCTCCTTCTGCCAGCGACGCTGCGCCGCGTAGGAGATCAGCGAGATGCCGAGCCCCAGCGGCGCCAGACCTTCAAGCAACGACGCTTCGGTCTGACTGCCGTCCGGATTGCGCGCCCAGGTCGCGGGCGCGTATTGCGAGACGAACGCCTGGTAGTCCTCGTCTTGCTCGTCGACAACGATGCCTCGCTCGGACGAGAACACGCGGCCATCGTCCGCACGCCAGAACCACCTGTTGAGGTCGATGAGCATGCGGACGATTTCCTATTAGGCGTATTGACCGCCGGTCGCGGTCGCGCCCGCCACGGTGCCAGGGAAGTAGCTGGCGCCTTGGCCCTGCGTGTTAATCACGCCATTCAGCTGCGCGAAGTACTTCTGGCCGGTGACGTTGCCCGGGTTGGTGAAGCTAGGAGTGCCGGTGCCGGGAACTTCGATCTGACCGCCAGACACCGCGAGCGCGAACGTTGTGACCGTGATCGGTGTCGTGATCGTGTAGGAAACGGAACCGACGAGGTTAACCGTTCCGTTGCGATAGGCAGCGAACGCTTGGCCGCACGAGGCCGCGAAGCGATGCGCCGCGGGATAGACCGCGCCGCCACCGTTGCCGAGAAACACCCACGACGTCACGGCACCGTTCTCGGTCGAGAACGTGTAGAGCGTTGCACCCGCGCCGTTGGCACAGAAGGCGGCCATGTTCGCCGTGGCTACCGTCGCCTTCACACCCTTAACGGTGAGGACGTTCGGGCCATTGACCGTGATTGAATTGCCAATGCCGGTCGAGTTGACGTGGCAATTCGCCGGCGTGCCCATGTTGCCTTCGATCGTGACCGACGGGCCAGGGATCGTCGACGTCGCGACGCTCTCCAGATAGGTGCCGTCGGCAACGATGATCGTGATGCCATAGGTCGCGCTCGGACCGAACTTGAAGGCCTCCTGCATCGCGCGGCTGATGGTCTTGAACGGACCATTGACCCCGGACACCACCGCCGCGGTGCCGTTGAAGTTCACGTCATGGCCGGTGGTGCCGTTGACATAGAACGTGGTGTTCGCGGAGAGCACCTTGATCGTGGACTGCTGACCGTTGGTGAGTTGCCAGTAGGTCCCGTCGAACTGCATCTTGGCGATCATGCCAGTGCGCAGATCTTTCGACACCAGGTCGGCGCCAACGTTGTTCTTGATCGCGACTGCGCCCAGACCGGAGAAGTTCGCCGTCGCCGGGCCGGTATTGTCGACCGCAATCTTCACATCGATTTCGATGCCGGCCTTGTACTCCTTCAGCGCCGGCGACGGAGCGCCGACGATCGTGTTCTGCGATCCGGTGTCGAGGCACCAACGCGGCTGGTTGCGCTGGATCAGGTGCTGGACCGACTTCAAGAGAACGAAGTCGTCAGCGTTGTCCTCGGTGACGATGTCGACAGCGCCGACGGTGGTCTGACCGTTGCCGCGCGCCAGCTTGCGAAGCAACTCGACGATCTGGTTCGCCGCCGCGGCTTCCCACTCGGTGCCGTCGTCGGTGTCCGGGTCGGCGCAATCCTTCCAGAAGGTGTCGGTTGCACCGTGCGTGCGCGTCTCGGCGGGGCGAGCGGTGACGCCGCCCGACGCCACGGTCGGGCCAAAAAGATCAACTGCCATTTTATCGTACCTCGTAGACGGTGAGAATTTCGGCGTGGATCACGCGCGAGAGGAGACATTGAAGCGGGAGCAGGCTCGGTCCGCAGGAGAAGCGGCGCCCCATGCGCATCCGGCCCATCAGGGATGGCAGGAAGCGTCGCACCGGCTGGTAGGCCGGGCTTTCGGCGAGGAACACAACGATGCGGATTTCACCGCGGCCGAGCGTGCGGCCGACGCGGAAGCGGCCGCCCATGCGGGAGCAGCCCATCCTCATGCCGCAGAAGCGGTAGGTCTCCTCGCAGGTGATCGTCCAGCCGGCGCGCGCGGCGACATCAGCGTAGTAGTCGCACCGCGTGCCGCCGATCGCCGAGACCTTGGTGCATAGGTCGGGAAACGGATCGCAGTCATCCGGGAGGCCGTACTCCTTCATCCAATCGTCGCGCGTCTCGACGATCGAATGGCACCAAAACTCGCGGCGAAGGTCGCAAACTCGCTGGTAGAAGTGGAACAGGTCTTCGGCGAAGGCGCGGAAGTAGCGCCAGATCACCGAGCCCTCGACCTCAACCGCAGCAAAGAAATCCGGATTGAAGGCGTCCGGATTGAACGAGATCTCCGCCGCTCGCTCCGGCAGGCCCTCGTTGGTCGACCAGGCGCGGCCGCGCGGTAGCAGCTTCATTACCGCGTCGGTGCATTCATCGATCGTCGATGGGCAATGGAACATCAGCGGAGACCCTTACGGCACAAAGGTGACGGTGCCCAGCACCGCCATGTCGCCAGGAGCTAGCGCGACATCGTCGGCGGGAGCGGTGATCTTATGCCGCTGCTCGCCGCTCGCATTCGCGACCGCCTGCCAGATCCAGGAGCGCGAGAACGAGAACGGAGATGCCAGGTAGGGCATCGAGCCGAACAAGGCGTCGTCGCCGGCAGGGCGCGAGAGCCGCCGGAAGGCGTCCTTCAACTCGATCAGGACCGCGTCCTGGACTTCCACCGTGTTCGGCGAGAGGCCCTGGATGGTCACATCGACCGGGATCGGAGTGGGCGCCGCGATCGTCACCGCGGCGCCCGCCGGCTGCAGAGCCGCGATATGCTCGCGGACCCGCTCCACATCGGTGCCGTTCGGGATGCCGTCCTCGTGAAGGTCGTACATCAGCGGGAACACGCGGACCGAGCCGGGCCCTTTCCAGAGCCGCTCCACATATACGGTCGGCCGATCGGCGTCGAACGAAACGCCAGGGACCTGGCCTGCCCAGAACACATAGTCCGCAGCCGCGCCGCCATGCGGCGGATTGCGCTTCCGGAACAGGATGCGCTGGCGGTAGCTCTCCATGTCCTCCAGGTCGGCGCCGAGCGAGATGCCGTCGGCATGGACCACCGCGGTCGGCGCCGTGGCGCCGCCCGACGTGACGCCGGAGACGATATCGAGCGACATTCCGCCGGCGGTATTGTTCGCCTTGCCGTCGGTCGCCGAGATGACCGGAACGGTGAGCGTGCCTGAGGTCGCCAGCACGCCGCCCGCGGAGACCAGGAACTCGACACCGTCAGCGCGCCGGAGCCGAGCTCCGGTGTCGACCGTCAGGTTCGTGACCGCGGTGAAAACGACGTCGCCCTGCGCCGGCGCCGCCGGCTTCTGCGGGATGTTGAACTCGATGCCATGCTCGCGGAGGCTCTCGATGTCGGGCGAGCTCCAGGCGAACCGCTGCTTCGAAACGTAGGCCAGGTAGTTGAACGCGTTGAAAAGTCCGCCCGCAATCACCTTCGCCGAGGCATAGACGTTGTTGGGCCAGAGCCAGGCGTCGGTGCCCTTCAGGTTCGCGCGGAAACTGGAGCGCGAGCGCTCGAGCAGGCGCTTTAGCGTCGGGAAATCGAACATGCTGGGATGCCCCTTAGACCGGCGGACTTGACGAGAACGGCTCCGGCGCCGGCGATGTCACCGACTGCTTCCAGATGTCCTCGAACTTGTAATCGTAGACCATCCCGCCGTCGGCGCCATAAAGCCGGACGTCCAGGTTGACGCGGTTGACATCGACCGGGCGCGTCGCGACCACATCGATGCGCGAGCAGACCTGCTGGAAGATCAGCGTCGAGAGCGCGTCGATCGCGACCGCCTCAACCCAGCGGCGGATTTCCTCGTTCAGGTGTGCGCGCTCAAATACCCAGAGCAGCGATCCCATGTCGCGCTCGCCGAGCTCGGGACGGATATCCTCGCCGTCGCCCCACCAGCCGCGCGGATCGTCACCGTCGACCAAGTAGAAAAGCGGATGATCCGGATCGATGCGCTTGTCGGTGAACAGGCAGATGATGACCGCGGTGTGCAGCGCGGCTTGCGCCTGCAAGCCGCCGCGGTTCTGTAGCGGCTCGGTGGCGCCGGCGATCCGCCAATCACCCTGGCCCTGCCAGGGCGCCCAGATCGTATCCCAGAGCAGGATCGGCTGTTCGTCGTCGCCTTCGCTGATCCGAACTCGGAGCGTCGCCATCGATGAGAACTCCTAAACCGCAAAGACCTTCGTGGCGCATCCGCCGGAGCAGAGACCGACAGGCGATCCGCCTTCATCGCCGAGGTCGACGCGATCGGCGATCACCACGCAATGCTGCGTGGTGTGCGTGATCTTGCTGTCGGTCATCACAGTGGTGCTGGAGCCCTTTTCGAGCTTTAGCTCGTCCTCGCTCCAGGTGACCTTGGCGCCCTCGTAGGAGATGACGATGCTGTCGCCATCCATCACGATCGAAATCGTCTTTTCGTCCTCGTCGGACTTGTCGTCGGTCTCGCCTTCGGGCGCCTCGCTATTGCCGGCGTCGTAGCCCTTGCCGATCCGGATGTTGATCTTCTTCTGGTGGACGTGGTCCTGGCTCTTTTCGAACTGCCGGATGATATCGCCGTGCATGTTGAACAGCGCGGCGGAGCCCTCCGGCGTTTTTTTCGGGCGGTATTTTTCATGACCGCCATCGAAGTACAGCGAGCGATCGGAGCGGCCGCCCATCTGGACCAGCACGCCGTCGGTGTCCTCCGGAGGCACCGAGGTGAAGCCGAAATCCATCGGCCGCCAGATCTTCTTAGGCTTCTCGTTTTTGCGCGCCTTGAGGTCGACGCGCTGCTGCGACTTTTCATCGTCGACCTTGACGATGCGCGTGCGGATCGTCTGCGAGCGAACCGCGTCGTCATGTTCCCAAGGGAGAGCCATCAGCCAAAATTCCAGGTTGAGCCGGACTTATTGCCCTTGCCGCCGCCGGCCCCCTGGCCGTCGTAGGCACGCGGATCGACCAGGCTAAGCGTCGCGATGCTGCCATCGCTGCTTTGCCGATAGACCACCTTCTCGATCAGCATGTCCTGCGAGATATCGAGATACGGACTTTGCGTGTAGGTGAGCGCGCCAGGCGTCCAGATCTTGCCGCCGTCATCGCGGAAGCCTTGCGTCGAGATGGTGGCTTTCAGCGCCTCGCCGGCGGCGCGGTTCTTCCGGTTCTTGGCGCGCTTTTCGGCGCGGTCCTTGGTGGTGTCCTCGTCCTGCACGATGATGATCGCGCGGTGGCGCTTGACCGAACCGTCCTCCAGCTGCGCCTCGATCTCCAGATTGTCATCGCCGTGACCGAACGGGCGCTGACCGCGGACAACGATCTTGGAATAGCGGTTCTTGCCGTTGTGGTGCGCGGTGCCGGACAGGATGTTGACGCCCTCCAGGAGCGGGCCATTCCGCTCCGAGCCGGCCTTGGTGATCTTGGCATTGCCTTCCGGCGTGCCGGTGATCGTCATGCCCTGCTGGCGCGCTAGCTTTTCGACGCAACGGAAACAGGTCTCGCCCTGGGTCAGCTGGTACTGCTCAACCTTCTCCAGCTGCTGATCGGTCTCCCATTTGGCGCCGTAGTTGCTGGAAATCTCCTGGCCGATTTCAAGCGGGTCCTTGTTCTCGAACTGACCGGTGTCGTGTTCCGCCGAGCCATCGACCAGGTCGGCGGACTTCGATCTGCCGCTGACGTGGATCTCCGCGCGCCGCCCCGCGAACGTCGGCTCGCGGCTATCGACATGCCCGACCAGGACCAGGTCGCCGGAGAGCGAGATCGACACATCGGCGCCGACCGCAAAGATCGCGTTCGTTGCCGCGGCGCCCATCTCGGCGGCGACGGTGAAGGCGAACTCGCGCGCCGCCTCGTTGAAGGCGGCGCTGACCTGGCACTCGGTGAAGGCGTCGTAGGAACCGCCGCCGGCGCTGATGGTGATCTTTTCGTGGCCCATTACTCGATCAAAGCCTCGAACGTTGGAGGGATGAACGCCGGATCGGCGACGCGATTGCGGTTGACGATCTCCATCGCACGGTTCGGGTCTTTGTAGAAGCGCCAGGCCCAGTAGAGCGCCGGCATCGACTGGTTGGCATCGACGTTGCGGACCGGCGCCAGGTCGATGATCGCCAGCGACAGGTAGTTGACCGCCGCGTCCCGAACCGCGGTGATCTCCTGGAATAGCCGGTGCTCGGTGGCGCTGATGCTTTCGAGCTCGGCGTCGAGATACTCCACGACGTTTCCGCGGAGCGTCAGAGCGGCCTGGCGATCGGAGAGCGGCGCCTGGGCCACCGCCTCGGCATAGGCGCCGATCGTCGCCAGGCGAACCACGCGGGCGGCCTCCTCGGCGTTGACAGCCTCGGCATACCGCCGCGGCGTCGCATAGCTGGAGGCGACGATCTCGCGCGGCGCCGGCAGCGCCTGGATGACGTCCTCGATCGAGCGGACCGCGACCGATGGATCAATGCCGGCAGAGACCGCCCGCATCGCCGCGACCAGGCGCGTCGGCGCCTCGGAGCGGGTATCCGGATCCGCGATCAACGCCGGGATTGCGTCGTACAGGGCAAACAACTCGTTGCGCTGCGCGGCGCTCACGACCAGGTCGACCGGGCTGGAGGTCCGGAGCGCGTCGATGGTCGCGACGCCATCGAGCAGGCCGTTGACCGCGGCATCGATGACGAAATCCGGCATCAGGTTCGTGAGCAGATTTCCGACGAAGGTCGACGCGACCTGTGTCGCCAGGTTGTCGACCGCGATGAACGTCGCGTTCGACAGGATCGCCGTCGAGATCAGCGAGTGCGATGCGCCATCGCGTGAGAAGCGCAGGTTATGAGCGATATACCCGTGCTTGTCCTTGTCGCGATCGCGCTCGAACTCCAGACACTTGACCAGGATCGGACCGTGCGTCGGCAGGACGAGGATGCCGGCGCCGCGTGTCGCACAGATCGACATCACCGAGGATGCGTTCGCGTCGGCGCTGTTGCCGACGCAATACGCTGTCACCCGATAGCGGCGGACGCCTTCGCCGAGGTCCTCCAGGAACGGCTCGTCCCGCATCGGGAACTCATGCTCCACGATGCGTCGCGAGCCGCCCTCGTTGTCCCGCTCAACGAAAAACGGCACCCCTTTGTAGGATGCCGCCCAGAGCGTCTTTAGCCAGTTTCGCGCGATCGACATCAGTACACTCCTGAGAACCCCGTCCCGCCAGGCGCCTGCGCGTCCGGCGACGATCGACCGGTCGAGCCCGGACCATTGCCGCCGATACTCTGCAGCCTGCCGCTGATCTCCGCCGAGAGCTTCTTCATTTCGTCGACCACCTGGATCAAGCCGCTGCTATCCACAACGAACTTGAAGGTGCCCTCCATCTCGCCGGAGACCTCGCCCTGCACGTTGACGTTCGCGCTCTTCTCGACATCGGCCTGCGACTGCAGGCCGGTGCCGTAGGTCATGGTTTGCGTCACGCCAGGCGCCGACAGCTGCGGCGCGTAGCGCGCCGCCTCCGCACGCAAGCGAGCCGCCGATGTCGCGTCGGCGCCCTGCCGACCGAGGCCTTCCCAATATTCCTTTGATCGGAAGCCCTTCGCCGAATAGTCGCTGCCCATCGGGTCTTCGCCAGCGGGATACGGGACATCGCGTTTTCCGAGACCGAGCCAGGTCGGATCGATGCCGGTCTTTTTGTCCATATCCAGCAGCCAGTTCACACCGGACTTGACGCCCTCGACCTCCCTGGCGGTAGCATCCCAATGCTTCTTGCCTTCCTTCAGGAAGCGATCGAGCCACCCGCCATCCTTGTAGCCCTCGCCGATGGCGTCGCCGAGCTTCTGAATGCCGGACGAGAGCCGACCGAGCGCGTCGGCGGTGGCATCCATCACCGGAGCCTGCCCCGCCAGCGTGCGCAGCTGGGCCAGGACGGCCTCGTAGGCAACGAACGGGTCCTTCTGCATCAGCGGTCCGGCGGCTTCCAGACCAGGCGCGCGGCCGAACTGCGGCTTCTTCCCCTCGTACTGCTCGCGCTGCGTCATCAGCTTGGAGAGCACATCACGCGCCGACGAATTCGAGTAGGCGCTGCCCAGGAACGTGTTCACGTCCTCGGCCTTTGCCGGATCGAGCTTCGCCCGCTTCATCGCCTCGCTGATGTTCTTCCATGCCCACTCGTCGGGCTTGCTCATCATCAGCGAGCGATCGACGAACTGACCGCTCTTGTCTCGGAGGCCGTACTGCCGACCGTAGTCCTTTGCCTTCGCGGTGGCTTGCACCTCCTGCTGCATCATCATCGCCAGCGAATTGCCAGCGCGATCGGCCCCCATGTCCTGCGCCAGCGCGACGCCGGTGGTGTAGAGGAACCGATTGTCGATGGTGGCGCCGGCGGATTTCATCCGCCGAGCCATCGTCATCACGTCGCCAAGGTTCATGTCGGCGCCTTCGACACTCTGAGCCTGGACAAAGCCCTGCGCGAGTTGTCGGATTTCCTTCGGGTCGACGTTCTTCCCGAGGTTGTCCAGCGCCTTGAAAAACTTCCGGCCCTCCTCGACCGCCGCGTCCTTGCCCTTCAACGACTGCATCACGGTCGTCATCTGGCCGATCGTGTCGGCGAGCTCGATCGCCATGTCGACCGAACGCGTGCTCATCGCGGTATCGCGGAGCCGCTCGTGCATCGTCATGCTGTCGATAGACTTAAACTTCTTGGACTGCTCGAGTGCAGCCGCCTCCAGGCGCTTGCTGTCCTCGTCGCTGAGACCGGCCAGGTAGTCGCGTGCGCTTTCGCGCTGCGCGGTGGCCGCCGAGGTCACGCCAGCCTTCGCGACGCGATAGCCGGCATAAGCGCCGCCGGCCATCGCCAAGCCGCGGGAGGCAACAGACGTAGCGGCGGAGACCATCGTCGAGCGCCAGCGCTTATGCGCGCCAGCCGCTTCGTCGATGCCGGACTTCATCTTGCGCCAGTGCTGGACCTCGCGATCGACCCATGCCGCATCGGCGCGGAAAAAATGCTCGGCCTTCGGACGCGCGGCGCGCATCTCGTTCTCGAACGCCATCCGGCGGCGCCGGACGTCCATCAACTCCTTTTCGGAGAGCTTCAGGCGCTTCAACTCGGCATCGAGGCTGCCGGTGAACTTCGGCGCCTTGACGTCGCCGAGCGCCTTCGCGTTGTTGGTCAGGCCCTTGATCTTCTGAGCCAGGCGATCGAATACCGCGCCGGTTTTGTCGGCCGCCGAGATTACGGCTTTGGCTTCGATCGTCCTGCTCATTGCTTGGACCCTTTGCCCTTGGTGGCAAGGCGACGGTTGAGAACCGTCGCCCAATAATCAATCTCGCCGATCGAGAGGCTGCTCGCCTCGCCGATCGTCAGGACCCGGTCGACGAAGATGAGCCGTTCAACGATCTCTTCAATAGCGCCTGCCGGGCGGCCTCGAAAAAATCGAATACCGCGTCCTTCAGCTGGATGGTGTCGGCGAGGCCGCATTGATTGAGCAGCGCGGGATCCTTCGGCTCGATAACGAGGCGCTGGATATAGGCCTCGACGATATCCTCCTTTTCGGAGGTGAACATCACGCCGCCCTCGCTGCGGCCGAACGCGCGCGGCTCGCCGAGCGACATGATGTCGGGAAACTTCGGCGCCCGCATCACCACTTGCGTGATCTTGCTCGAGCCGGCGCCCTCGATCGGTTCGAGCAAGTCGATGGTCTTGTTGGATAGGACCGTCATGTTTTGTCCTGGAGTTGGAGGATGGATCAGCGAATGGTCTTGTAGCTGTCAGCTGCGAGACCGAGGCCGGAGACCTCGCCGGTCGACGTATCGAGCGTCGGCTCGCCGGTAAAGAAGCCACCGGTCAGGATGTGCGTCAATTTTTGACCGTCGATCTCGACGAAGGTGATCGGCAGGTTTTCGAGCTCCATGATGTTCTCGGACCACCGGAGCGGCTCGCCGTCGATATCGACAAAGCGATCGAAGGTGATCTCCGCGGTCCGCGCCTTCGGAGCGACGGTTCGGTACACCGTCCCGTCCTGGTTAGCGCCCGCGGAAACATTGATATTGCTCACGTTGAGCGTGATGACGCCGCGCGCGGAATAGGTGCGGCCGTCGATGACGGTCGACACGCGACCGCCCGAAGTGTGCGACATAGGAAGCCTCTCTGGTTTCGGATCAAAGGACGGTGGCGCGCGCGGCTTTTAAGGCCGCGCGCGTGGTGACGATCAAGGCGTGCCGGTCAGCGGATACTCCGGATAGGTCGTCACGTTGGCCGCGAAGATGCGGAACTGGTTGACGACGTTCACCGGCAGATAGGCGTTGACGCGGTTCGGATCGGTCGACCGTTCCACGACCAGGTACCGAGCGAACAGATCCGACTGCTCCACCAGGCCGCCACTCTCGAGCTCAACATAGGCGTGGACGCATTCCGCCTTGATGATCTTCGGCGTGACGATCGCCGGGTTTGCCGACGGGTTGTCATCGGCGAGAGCGTGCCGACCAAACTTCTGCGTGATCCGCTGCTTCATGTAGCGGACGAAGTAAACCATCTGCAGCCGGGTCTCGATGTCCAGCCAGGTGGTGTCCTGCTGGCCGTACGCATTGACCTGGTAGGTGGTCACGGTGCGATCGAGATAGACAACGCCATCGACCGCGGTCGTGTAGCCGGCGATGCCGTCATAGTACAGCTGCTGGCGCTGGGTGATCGTGAACCGATCGATCTTCGCCTGCGGCGGACGGATGCCGACGAGCTCGAGCTTATGGCCAGGTCGGCTGATGCGGTACGCCTGGTCGACTTCGCCGCCGAGGTTCTTGTCGTTCGCCATGCGCGCGCCATAGGCCGCCGCCCAGCGCCAGGGCGGCGACGGCGACGCCGCAACGCCCATGATCGACACATTCGGATCGTTGCGACCGTTGCCGAACGAAGCGAGGTTGGACATCGTGTCGAACAGCGACGTGAAGTAAACGCCGTACAGCTGCTGGATCGGCGCCCAGCGACCCGAGACATCGCCCAGGAAATCCCGGATGACGTCGAGCGAGGTCGTGTCGGCGTAGGGAGCGCAGATAAAATCGTACTCCTCGTCGCCGAGCGCGGCGAGCGGCGTGCCGAGCGTCGGCGTGCCGGTGCCGGTGACGCCGGCGGCGATCGTCAGGTGGGTCTGGAGCGGGCCCTCGTCGCCGACCAGGTCCTTGGAGATGTTGAGCTTGTTGCCGAGCGCGCCGACGTTGCGAACCGTCAGGGTTACGACGTTGGTCGCGGCGGCGGCGCTGACCGGGAAGGTAAGCGGGCGGCCGAACTTCGTATAGCCCTTGTTGATTTCCGCCGCGAGATTGGTGGCAACCACCGCGTTCGTGTCGGCAGCCGCGACCGCAATCGAGACCTTCTCGCCGGCGACATAGACCGACAGCGTGCCGGTCGAACCGAGGATGCCGACAGCGACCGTGATGGTGAAGGTTGCGGCGACGCCGGCCGGATCGGCGATCGGCATCAGCCAGATCTCGCCAAAGGGATGGTTCTGCCGCGCCCAGACCGCCATCTCCGACAGCTGCGAGCCGGCGCCCGCGAGCGCCTGCGCATCGCCGTCGAGGCGTACCGGCGTGTTGACCGGCGCGGTACCGGTCGAAAGGCGCTGACCGATCAAGAGCGTTCGGCTCGGGCCCTGGTAGGGAGACTGCCCCGCATTCACTTCCGCATAGAACAGCGGGACGCGAATACCTGCGGGGATATTGTTAAACGAAACGGACATTGCGTCCTCCTGGTTGGAACGGGACTACGGTGAGCCGGCGCGCGATCAGCGGCGCCGGTTGTGCGGAGCAGGCTCCGCGGGTGCCTTCTCAGGAGCAGGCAGCGCCGCCTTTTCGGTCTCCTGGGTCTCTTGCTTGCGGTCGCTGCCGATCTCGGCGGTCTTGGCGTCGTCGATCGCGATCTCGCCGGTCATAATCAGGCGCTCGTAGTAGACCGAGCGCGGGACGACCGCGCCCTCGGCCGGCATCACGTTCGAATTGCGATCGGGCATGCGAACCCGGGCGCCTTCGGCAGGCTTCACAAAAACGAAAACAGACATGGGTGTTCCTTTCTCGAAAGATGAGCGGAAGCCCGGGTGAGACCCGGGCGTGGTGGGGTTTTGGATCAAACGAGCAGAGCGGCCGGCTGCGTATTCAGCTGGACCGAGGAGCGCGCAAGCGCTGACGCCGACGCCGACGCCAGGCCGGTGCCAATTGCGATGATCCGCCCCTCGCCAGAGGCGGAGGCGATCGCGTTGGAGTTCGCAGCCGCCGCGACGATCGCGGATCCCGCGCCGGAGGCGGCCGCGATCGCAGCCGAGGAGCCGGCGCGGCTGATGATGGTGATGCCGACGCCGGTGACCGTCGCCACCGCCGAGGATGCGCCAGCCGCCGCCGCGATCGAGGAGCCGGAGCCGGTAGCGCCGGCGCTCGCCGACGCAGATCCCGTCGCCCCGGTCGCCGAGCCGGAGACGCCCGACGCCGCCGCCAGGGCAGCGGAACTACCAGCGGAACTCGCGGTCGCCCGCCCGACGCCGGCGACGTTGGAGTTCGCCGCCGCCAGGCCGGCTGCGGAGGCCGTGGAGCGGCCTACGCCAGATCCGGTAGCAACCGCCGCCGAGACCCCGCTGCCGGCCACGGTGGCGCCGCCAGCCGCGGCGCCCGCCGCTGTGGCCGCCGAGGAGCCGGCAGCCGCGGCAGTGGACCTGCCTACGCCCGTCGCGCCGGCGCTGGCCGACGCGGTTCCGGCGCTTGATCCCGCCGATGAGGATGCCGACGCCGCGGCGGTGGCTGCGGATGAACCGGAGGAACTGGCCGTAGAACGGCCTACGGCCGCCGCTGATGCGGCTGCCGCCGAGGCGCCAGGAGAGGACGCCGTCGCCCGGCCAACGCCTGAGGCCGCGGCGGTCGCGGCGGAGGCGCCCGATCCAGCGCGGGTAGACCTTCCGACACCGGTGGCTGCCGCAGACGCGGACGCCGTGCCGGTAGCCGAGACAATGCCGCGGCCTACGGCGGTGGCCGCCGCGGTAGCCGCCGCCGATCCGGAGGCAGCTGCCGTCGAGCGACCAACGCCGGAGGCAGCGGCGACCGCCGCTGACGAGCCCGCCGCGGCGGAGACCCCGCCTCCGCCGGCGTCCCAGGCCGACCAGCCGGATGGCAGTCCGGTGGGGGATGGGTCCAGCGTGAGCGAAACGCCGTTGGTGTAGATCTCCCGATAGACAAAATAGGTGCCGTGCGCGATCGGGATGCCGCCGACCGGCACCGTCGGATCGGGATCGGCCGCTTCACTGTTTAGAAGGAAGGTGCCGTTTAATTTGAAATAGAGAAGGTCGTTGTCGAGATCGAGGTAGACATCGAGAACGTCGCCGCTGCCATCAGCCGGCGTGGGAAAGCTGGAATAAGGATACTCGAACGCGACACGTCCGCCGTTATAGCGAAGGTCGAACTCGTCGCCACTTTGGTAAAGGTGATAGCTGTCGGTGTCGTTGCCTTCCAGACTGGTACTGCCGAGCGTGATGCCGCCCTGATTGTAGGTTCCGAACACACCGCCGTCGGACAGGTCGCCGGTCAGGCGGAGAACGCTCTTGCCAGACGACTTGCTCGTCGAGGTGATAACGAATTGATCGGTGGCGCCGCTCGATCCGGTCGCGGTCGCAATCAGGTTGCCGCCGGACAGGCTGATGTTCGCGCCCTTGTCTGACGGATCCCAGGTCGTCATTGCGCGGTGAGCCTCAGTTTATGGTGGCCGCCAGGCTCGCCAGTGTCGTCCGCAACGTCGCGGTCTGCGCCGGCGTGAAGGTCCGGTCCTGCGTCCGACCGCTATTGTCGACGGTGAAAGTCTTTGCGAGCAGGAAGCCGTTTCCGTCCTTCGGGAAGTTCGTGATGATCCAGGCGATCACACCATTGATGCCGGACATCATGTCGGTAAACGACGCGACCACATCGAAGGTCGGATCGCCGATCTGCTCCTGCGCGTAGGCAGCGATCCCGCTGACCGAGGCTGCCGCCTGCAGCTTGGTCTTTGCATCGGCGAGCAGCTGCGCATAACCCAGGATATCCGTCGAGGGGATAGAACCTGCAGCCGACGCTGTACTCAGCGCGTTGGTGCGCTGCTTGACGGTGCCGGCGATCTCGCGAGCTCGGCGCCAGGCCGCCTCCACATTCTCAGGGCTAGTGCCGATGTTGGACGGGAACGGTGCCATTGGATGCCCCTCAAGGTTTCAGTTTTGCTTCCTCGAACAGCTGCCCGAAAAAGCGATGCTCGCGCTCGCGTGCTTCCTGCATGCGAGCGCGGAGGAATTCAGGTTCGCGTCGCCCCTGGGCGAACGCATCTTCAACCGCATCGGCCATAGCGCGCTCGACGCTCGCGGCCACCGGCTTGAGGAGCGGATGCGATGCGGTGACCGAGATGCCGACCGCCTCGGCGATGCGCGGATACATCCGCTCGGCCCTCGGCTTCAGACCATCCGGGAGCATCGACGGATAGCCGTGGTCGACCAGCCAACGGTGCGAATAGGCGCGGAGCCGGAAGGCGACCGAGACCATCTGCGTGCGCGCCATGTGGATCGCGACCAGCACGTCGCTGTCCTTGATCGGCGCCGGCAGATGCGGATGCACATGCTCCCAGAGGCGCCGGACGCCATCGATGTCCGCCGCCTCGAGGAACTGCCGAAACTGATCCTGGTAGCTCATTCTTCCGGATCCGCTGGCCTCTCGACGAGTTCGACGTCAAACGGACCGGCGCCGTCGACATCGACAGAGCCAACGACCGTCGCCTCGTCGCCCTTGCCGCGATAGAAAACGATCTTCGTCAGGCGCTTGCCCTTGTTGCCGATCCGGAGCGGCGAGCCATCGACCTCGTCCTCGATCAGCGGCTGCTCCAGGTCATACTCGACCTTGTCGCCGGCTCGATACGGCCGCCCGCCAGCCTTGGCGCGCGCGACGATCTCGGCATAGTTCGGCGAGCGGGTCATCTTCGCCAGGCCAAAGGCGCGGTAGTGGTCGGCCTGGCCGCCGTCGATTTCAACCTTCATCATTTGCTTGGCTCCCTTTCGGACCAAAGGATCACGGGGTTAGTCGAGCGTCAACGCGGTCGACGTGTTCAGCTGCGGCGTGACGCCGTTGCCGGTGACGATGTTCGGAGAGACGGTGCCCTTGTGCAGGATGGCCGCCGCACCGCCGCCGGTCTTTCCGGTCGAGAAGTGCGTCACGGTGCCGGAGCCGCCGGTACCAGCGGCGAAGTTGATCGCGGACGCCGGCGACACCGAGCCGCCGGTGACGGTCCAGCCGCCGGAGGTCCGCGCCTGCGAGGCGCGGGCATAGGAGGTGTAGGTCGTCTCCGAGGTCGACATGGTGCCGCTGTCGCCGGGATCGGCGGTGTGCAGAGCGACCGCGATGTTGGTCTGCGGCGTCGACGCTGCGTTGTCCGCGTAGTTCGCCCAGGCTGTTGCGTTGTAAATCAACAGCTGGATGGCATTTTCAGTGGTGTCGCCGAAGCTCATGGGAGCGCTCTCCAGTTAGGCCGCATAATCCTGGCCAATGATGTTTCCGAAAATCTCGGCGCCGGCGCTGCCGGAGACGAGAGCGAGAAGATCGACCTTGCCAGCGCCCTGGCTGATGGACGGCTCGTCGCCGTTCACCCAAATGGTGCCAGCCGGCCAGGCCGTCGGCGTGATGTTGAAGTTTCCGGTGTTGGTCACCTTCAAGATGATCCGGCCGGTCTTGGCGTGGCGCGGCCAATTGACGATCGAGAGCGCCGTGACATGCGCCGCCAGGATCAGGTTCTGCATCGTGCCCTTGGCGTAGTCGATCACCACCGGAGCGCCGGTCGCCACGACCTGGGGCATGTCCTGCGCCGAGACCACCTCGATCGAGACATCCATCAGATCGTCCTCCTCCTGATCGCCTACCGCGATCCGCATATCCACGCCGTCGAGCGGGTCGACCTCCAGCGGCGGCGAGAGCGACGCGGCGATCGACAGGCAGAGATCGCGCTCCTCGCCCGCCGGGAGCGCCAGCGCCACCGAGCGGAGCGGCTCCGGCAGGATGTCGAGGCCGGTCGGGATGTCATCCTGCGACGGGTTGTAGACCACGACAGTGTCGTCGCTGACCTCGCATTGCCAAGTCAGGATCCGTGCGGCGAGCTTGACGCCGCTATCCTCCATCGTTTGGCGGTGGCAGTCCTCTTTCCAGACGCGCGCCAGGCTGCGCCAGAGAACCGACTGCTCGGCGGGATCGAACGCCAGGCGCTTCGCAATTTGGAATTCGAGCAGATCGAGGAAAATCTCATGCTCGGCGTCGGTAGCCGGATGCCCGACCACGATCTCGGTCTTGGTGACGCCGTCCTCCTCGTATTTGACCTCCTGGGTCTGCACCATCCCGAATTCAATGACGAGATTGATCAGGCGCCGGAACGGCGGCCCGCCGTTCTGCTCGGAGAGCGCATCGCCCTCGTCGTCGTCGGTCAAGATGATGATCGACGGCTCGGCGTCCTGGCTGAAGTTCTCCGGCGCCAGGTCGGAAATGCGGCTGTCATAAACCCGGTTGCGAGCGACGGTCGGACCTGACGCGGCATTCGCCCCTCGCAAGGCGTTGAGCGTTGCAAGGCGGAGCGCTGTACGGACAAGGGTCATCGTTTACGGCTCGTCAGCGGGATGACAGTGCGGCCGAAGCCATTCGGGTAGGGCGCGCTCGCGGTATAGACCGAGCCGTCGAGCAGCCGCGTGATGCGATCGCCCATCTGCACCTGCCAGAGCAGGATCGCGTCGTCAAAGTGAACTTCAGGGCGCGACACGCGCCAGGAGCTCGCGCTCTCGTCAGAAGCTGCACCGCGCGCCATCGGCGCGGAAGATTTCGTTGGTCCGTGCCACACGCCCTGGATTTCGACCAGGGTGGGGCGGGAGACGTCGGCAACATAGCGACCGTTGACATTGTCGGTGGGCTTGAACGCCTCGATCGTAAAGAGCTCGCCGAAGGCCTTCTCGACCGATCGCGACAACCGAGCCTGGCGTGCGGGACGGGGCGAGAGGACCATCGGCGAACTCCTTCATTTCAGATCAGCCCTTCTTCAAGGCCTGAATGATTTCCGCCTTGGTGGCGTTGTTCTCGAGCTCGACCTTGCGGGCGGCGGCGAGCTCGGTGAGCTCCGCCTTGTTCATCTGCTCGAGCTCGGCGTCGGACGGCAACGGATCGCGCTGCGTCGACCGCGCGGCATCGCCGGTGACGGTGTTGGCGCGCTGGTTGAGCGTCGGCGCCTGGCGACCATGACCGCCGTTGACCGAGGCCTGGAAGTTGAGGTCGGTGAGCGACTTCTCGTCGATCACGTTCAAGGTCTGCGTGTTGGCAGGGTCCTGCGGCCGATTGGCGCCGCCATACTCGCCGTGAACTTCGATCAGGCGCTTCGCCTCATCTTCCGGCAGATCGATCTCGGTGCCGGGAGCGACGTAGCGAGTGCCGTCATGGACGGTGACCGGTGCTTTGATCTTCATAGTTTTACTCTCCTGGTTGCGTTTGACGTGAAGGCCCTTCTAGAACCCCGCGGCGAGAGATCGCCGCGGGATGCTCAACTCATTAACGCACAGTGGCGCACATCGTCGCTTCCGGCCACCCGAGCAGCGGCAGCGGAGCCGACTGCGTCATCAGGAAGCGAGCCGCCGGATCCTCCTCGTCCCATTCCTTCGGATAGCGGGACGCGGCGCGAATTTCCTTGTCCAGGATCGCGCCATAGCAGCGGATGCCCTGCGCGCCACCGGGCGAGCCGAGGATCACGGTGTAGTCGGGCATGAACTTGCCAACGGTACCGTCCGCGTTCCAGTAGGTCGACGAATACTGGTAGAAATTGAACCCGCCGAGCGAACCGAGGTACTGCGCCTCATCAGGCACCGCCAGCTGACCGAGCAGGTCGATGCTGCGGTTCGGCTGATGGAAGATCTGCATGTTGGCGATGATGTAGCTGTCCGCCAGGAGCAGCGACGCGGCGAGCGGATCGAGGATGACCTCGGTCGGCGCCGAGCCGGAGGCGGCCGCAACCATTGCCGCCCAGGTGCGGAGGTTCTGGAAGGGCGACACGCCACTTTCACCCCATCGCGCGGTGGTCAACAGCGCGATCGTATGACCGGCCGGACGACCGAGGTTGATCGTCATCGGCGGATGATCCTCCGCGGTGACGGTCAGCGTGCCGGTGCGGAGCAGGGTCGACGCCATCCACTCCTCGCGGCGCGTGATCTGGTCGTCCTGGTCCTGCAACATCTGCGCGCGGATGCGATCCATGCGCTGCTGCGGCGACATATCGCCCTCCAGGCTTTCGCCCGGCATGGTCTTGATCGCGATATCCGGCGTCAGAACATGCTTCGGCTTCAGGTACGGCGGCTTGTAGGCAGTCAGCGCCTCACCTGCGCGCGGCATGGGCTTGCCCTTGACGAAGGGCGAGACGAACGGCGCCAGGCGCCGGTTGCCCAGCACCTTGTCGAACAGGACCTCTTCGGTCACGAAGGTCCGCTCGGTCGTGAAGAACTTTTCGAGCAGGAAGCGCTTTGGGCGCTTGATATTGCTCAAGATGCCCAGGAGCGTCTGGGTAGCGTAACGGGTCGTCGGCATTGAGGTAGTCCTTTCCAAACAAAAAGGACGGCCTGCCAGGGCCGTCCCGTTGCGGGTTTATGATGATGATTGCGGAGCCGGATTACACCGAGACTTCGCGACCGACCGACTTGAGCCGGATCGGGACCTGGTTGGCGATGAGCGCGGTCTCCACGGTCGCCGCGGTGTGGCCGGTGCCATAGACCAGCTTCTCGCTGACGAACGAGCCCTGGTCATAGATCGCCGCGACGATGTCGGCAGCCGGGTTGGGGATGTCGTAGGCCAGGATGCCGCGCGGAATGGCGGAACCATCGCCGGCGGCCGACAGCGAAGTCGTCCACTTGCCGGAAGCGGTGATGCGCCCCATCACCGTGCCCCGCTTCAGATCAGCCGCGGGATTGAGGATCGTCACCGAGCGGTGCGTGTACGGCACGTCGTCGGCGAACATAGAAACATTGTCGAATTCAGCCATTGTGGCTCGCTCCGTTAAAAAGTTGAACAGGATGGCAGCGGTGGCGATCGGGCGCGCGAGCGCCCGCTCGAATTAGCTGGCGGCTCGCAAGCCGGCCGGCAAGCGCGACGCGATCTCCTTGCCCAACTCGAACTCAGACTTCGGCTTGTCGTTCGGCTGGTCCTTGGCGTTCGCGCCCTCGATCACGAGGCCGCCAGGATTATCCTGCGAGCGCTCGCCGGTCGGCTTCGGCTGATCCTTCGGCTCCGGAGCAGCCACCGCCAGGCCGGCGATCGCACCGCCGATCGCCGCCGCGTCGAGCTCGGTGGTGAACAGCAGATGGTTTGCGGAAGCCTCGCGGCCTTTGTAGGCCTCGGAGCTCTGCACGGTCTTGATGCGCTCCAGCTGGGCCGTCATGCCCTGCTTTACGCCAGCGGCGGTGCCTTCGGCGACGCCAGCCTTGTGGCCATCGGCCTTCGCGCTCGCGATGGCCTGATCGAGTTCGGTCTGCGTGTAGGTACGATCGTTCATGGTGATCCTCTTCGGAGGTTTGAGTTGACGGCTGTGCAATTCCGAGAGCGCGCCCTCGAAAGTGCCGACCTCGTCGACGAGACCCTGGGCGATGCCCTCGGCCCCGATGAAAACGCCGGCTTCCATAGCCAGCAACTTCTCCTGCGACACGCCGCGATGCTTCGTGACGGTATCGAGGAAATTCTGATTGACCCGGTTGATGTAAGAGCGGAGCTCGCCCTTGACCTCATCCGAGAGCTCGAACATCGGATGCCCCTGCTGCTTGCGCTTGCCGGTGACAAACAGCGTCGGCTTGATGCCCATGTCTGAAAGCATCTTCGAATGATCGAGATGCAACATGGCGGTGCCGATCGAGCCGGTCAGGCTCGAGCGGGAGGAGATGATGCGCGAGGCGCCCGAGGCGATCGCGTAGGCCGCCGAGCAGCAAAGACCGTTTGCCACGGCATAGACCGGCTTCACCAGCGATGCCGCGCGAACCGCGTCGGCGACCTCGAACGCGCCGACGGCCTCGCCGCCACCGCTGTCGATGTCGAGCAGGATAGTCGAGATCTCACGATCGGCGGCCGCCGCCGAAACCTGATGCTTGATCCCCTCGTAGGAGGTGATGCCGGAGAGCGACTGCAGGAAGCCGCCGCGGTTGACGAGCGATCCCATCACCGGGATCAGCGCGGTCCCGCCGGCGGTCTCGCGGTACGGCTTCAGGTTCTTGCTGCCAGGCGACACCGGACGGTACTCGCCGGCGTAGCGCGAGGCCTGCACCGCGATGTGATGTTCGGCGTCGACCTTCAGGTCGCTGGCGTCGATCGAGATCCTGCCCTCCAGTACCTGGGCGATCACCGCCAGCTTTTCCGGGAGGATCATTAGCGGCTGGTTGATGACGCGCTCGGCGATCAGGGCGAGGAAAGTGCCGCTCATGTTCAAATCTCCCGCGTCGGTGGAAACCGCCGGCGAGCGCCGGCGGTGATGGCGAACCGACGCGGCGTCGTGACAACGCCGTTCGCCTCGTTGCATTTGTCCTGCGCGCGGTTCATTTCGTCGCGCAAGGTGGCAAGGTCCATCTTGTTGTAGCGGACCTCCTCCTCGCTATCGGCGCCGCGCGAGCGGATCAACGTCTCCTGGCCGCCGGCGACCGCGGAGTAGTAGATCTCGCTGAGGTAGGCCGCCATCAGGCACCAATAATCCGGAGCATTCGGATCGGTGGGCATCGTTGCCATTACGCGTCCTCCTTCAGCAGCTGCTCGGCGGCGGGATCCGGCTCCATCGTCTTGTGCTCGGGCAGGCCGAGCTTCTGACGGAGCTTCATTTCCCGAGCGCGACGCTCGTACTCGTCGCCGATGTCATAACCGAGATCGTCGGCGATCCGCTCGTCGCTCATGATGCCCATGTTTTTGTAGACTTCATGCGCCTTCGCAGTTTTCAGGTCGTCGGCCTGCGGCTTCGCAGGACCGCGCCAGTTCGCCAGCACCGCCGCCGGCCGGTTCGCCAGGAAGCCGAGCAGGCCGTTATCGAACGGGATATGCTCCTGCTCGATCTCCTCCTCGAGCCAGGCCTCGAACAGCGTCTGCGTGAACGAAGCTACGACCGCGCGCCGGCGCAAGATGATCGGCCAGATCTCCGACGTTGCCATGCGGATCGAGGAGTAGGTCGCCCCGGTGTAGTCGCCGGAAAGCGTCTCGAACGTCATGCCGAGGCAACGCGCCACCTCGCGTAGCAGCATCTTGGCGAACATCTCGTAGTTCTCGTTCGGATGCTCCGATCGATTGAACTTCAGCTGTTCACCCGGGAACAGATGGACGACGCGCGAGACGCCGCCGGAGATGTCGATCTTGGAGTTGTCATACCAGGCGGTGCGCGCCTCCAGGATCCCGTCCATCGACAGATTGTCGATGCCTTGGTCGGCCTGCTCGCCCTCGCTCTGCAGGGCGCGCATGATTTCCTCGGTCGGCGCCTGGCCCTCCAGCGTTGCGGCAAAGATGACCTGGATCAGCGCGGCCTGCAGCGTGACGTCCGCCAGCTGGTCGAACTGCTTAACGGTCCGAAGCGCCGGCGCGAGTGGTGTGATGCCGCGCATCTGCCCAGGCTGGCCCTCCATCACATGCGCGACTTGCGGCCGCCCGACGCCGTCGCGAGCTCGCACCGGCGTGCCCCGCACATCCTCGGCGGTTGCCTTGATGAGGTAGGAGAGCGGCAAGCCATAAGCATCGGTCTTGATGCCCTGGAATACGCGATCGGCGATGTTGTCATCCTGGACCAGGCGCGTCGGCGGGAGCAGCTGCGACTTAGTCCCATTCATGTTGAACGGGCGCTTCACGAACGGAAACAGCGAGAGCGCCTCGCCGAAATTGTACATATGCCGGATGACCTGAGACTGCTGCAGCGCGACGTTCGCCTTCCCGGCAACGTCACACTCCAGCTTGTTCTCGGAGTAGGTCGTCCACCGGCGCTCGACCAGGTCGCACCAATCGTCGGTCTTTTCCGGGCCCCAACCGAGCGCGACGCGATCGGGGCGAGCCGCCAGGCGCAGCCCGACGCCGATCGTCGAGGCGATCGACTGATCCACCGCGCCAGCGATCCAGCCGGAGTTGTGCATCGCATCGATCGTCCGCGCCGCGGCGTCGGCATAAGACACGCGGACATCGTCGCGCTCCTCGCGGAGCGCGGCGTTCCAGTTCCAAAAGAACGGAGACTGGCTGCCGCGCATGTAGGACGCGCGCGGCCGCATCACCCGATCGATGGCATAGCCGCCATTGGTGCCGACACGGATGCGAGGCTTTTTCATTTGCGAACGTCCTACCGATTAAGTCGCCGCGCCAAATCGGCGTAGCGCTGTGCTCTCGTCTTGGCCGCCACCGCGATCGGCGGGACCTTGGCGGCGATTGGTCGAGGCGCCGCCTGCATGACGTCAGACGGCGCCTCTGCCTGCGGTGGCTTCGGCGGGAGGGCGCCCCCGCCGGTCCCTCGCAGATGCTGAACGTTGAGCAGATGCCCGGCGGCCGCCGCCATCGCCTCGGCGTCGAGATAGTGGTTCTCGCGCGATCGCTGGACCCATTGCGGCTTGTTGCTGGGCGTGATGACGCGCGCCTCGGCGACGATCTGCCGACAATAGTCCTCGGTCACGTCATGCGGGAGAAGCCAGGCGCCAGGCTGGTCATGCGGCCAGGCCAGGCGCTCGTGAACGAACGACTTCCAGTGATCGGTGTCGAGCCGCATGAGCTCGAGGCCGTACTTCAGCGCCTTGCCCTGCTGCGTGACCTCGATCGTCGACTTGACGAGCGGCCTCAGCATCACATGCGATGATCCCTTTGACGGGAATGCAAAGCGTCGATGCTTGCGGCAGAACTCATAAACGCGGTTGACCGGAACGCCTTCCTTTTTGCCAGGACGGAAGCCGCTGTCGATGAAGGCAACCTTGATGAGCAGGTGACCGATCGGCTCGCGGAGCAGATCGGACAGGTCATCCCAGATCGCCTCGTCGGCGGTGCTGCCGTGGAGCTCGCCGAACCGGACGAGCGCCGAGGTCGCCTTGTAGCCCCAGGCGCGAACCACATAGATCAGCCGGTTCTTCTGCACGTCGCAACCGAACGTCAGGTACCGCGCCCAGTCCGGCAACGCGCCGCACACATGGTCGGCGCCCTGGCGGTTCTCGTAGAGATGCTCCCAGGGCGGGACGTCGCCGGTGCCGTCGACATAGCACTCGCCAAATTGCGAATTAAGCGCGGTCTGGATCTTGGCGCTCTCGTTGGTGCGGAACGCCGCCAGGTAGTTCTCGACGCGCTGCCCGAACGAGACGAACGGGGACGCCAGGCCGGAGACCCAGAACGAAAGCGTCGAACTGTCCGGCGGCTCGCCGGTGACGCGACCGTCGACATCGATCGCCTGACCAGGAGCGACATGCCGGCCCTTCGCGTTCATCCGACGCTTGTGCTTGTCCTCGATCACGCAACCGTTGGACGGGCAGCGCAGATAGGCATCGCGCCGCGCCTGCGCCGGCGTGGCGCCCTTGGGCCAGGACATCAGGTTGAACCGAGGCACAAACCAGGAGGAGCAGTGCGGACACTGCCATGTCCAATGGTGCCGCGTGCCTTCCTGCCAGAGCCGCCAGATCGGCGACTTGACGTCGTCGGTTTCGGCGACCGACCAGAACTCGAGGCCCGACACCGGGTCGATGGTGGTCTCGATCATGCCGGTGGATGGCGTTGACACAATGCCCGTCGTGAAATCCGCGTAGGTGTCGCCGCGAGCCTCGATCAGGCCGAGCGGATCGCCCTGCCCTTTCACGTTCGCGAGCATTTCGTCGTACTCGTCGACCAGGGCGAACGATGCCGGGTCGCTCTTCAGCGCGGTCGACGATCCCGCATGCGCCAGGCGGATGCGCGTGCCGTTGACCCGCTTCAGGGTGCGCTTCTGGCGCTTGCCGTCAAGCCCGCCCTCGACCTTGCGGAGCAGCGACGGCGCCTGCCTGAACAATTCGACCAGGCGAGGCTCGAACTGGTCGGTCAAAAACTCCTTCGACGGACCGACATAGATGATCGGCATCGGCCGGTTATCGAGCCGCTCGCCGATGATGTCGAGGAAAGCCTCGGTCTTGCCGGTCTGCGCCGAGGTCGCCAGCACGACGCGACGATACTTCGCGTTCGAAAACTGCCGCTCGAACTCGATCATGTAAGGCGTTAGCGTCGGATCGCGGCGACCAGGCCAACCGGTCTGCTCGGAATAGGTGCGGTTTTCCGCGCCCCATTGATCAGGCGTCTGCCTCTTCGGGCTCCAAAACAATTGCGCTGCGTGTTTCAGCAGCTTTGCTCGCGGCGTCAAATGACGCTCGGACCTTGGCAATGCGGACATCGAGTTCTTTCTCAACCTTCGCGCGGAGCTCCGGATCGCGCGTAACAGCCGCCGGCAGACCGGACAACTCCGAGCGGAGCGTCCCCAGCACGTCCGAAAACAGCGGGATCAGATCGTCGACGTGGATGAGATCGCGTTTCTCCCGAGCGGTGCGGAGCTCGATCTCGTTGGCGCGTGCTTCCTGCACGCGCGAGACGGACTTGGTGATGGTGGCGCGGCGGTTCTCGTCCTTCAGCCAATTGATGTAGCCCTGCACCACGTCGATCACCCGGTACCGATTGGTGCCGAGCTTCTTGACAAAGCCGTCCTTGACCAGCTTCCCGAGCCAGGGCGCCGTGATCATGATCAACCGGCAGGCGGTGGCGGTATCGCATTCGCCAGGACCGAGCGGCGCCGGCTCTTTTGCCATTTGTTAACCCCGTTTCGCCCGAATTCGGGCCCGAACACCGCCAGATTAGCCGGAAAACGCAATCGTTGCACAGGCTGCTCTCAACGGTTGCGTTTCGCGGCCTTTCCGGTTACAAATCGAAACCGGGCGAGACCGCTGCCGCGGGCGCCCGGGACAACCGAACGGAGATCAACACGATGAGGATCAACACCGCCAAGGCGCTCGCCCGCCGCGCCGCCTTCGACATCCTGGCGCATACCGAACTGCGCGATTTCACAAAGGACGACTGGTACGGCTTTGCCGGCTGCGAGAGCAGCAACCCGATGATCGGCATCGCCGGCGACTTCACGGTCGTTCTCGACGGCTCCTGCCTGATGATCGTCCACAATGCCGATGAGGAAGGCGGAGAGACCTTCTCCGTAACGATGGAAGATGCGCTTGAGGACGCCCGGATCGCCCGCCACCTCTTCAACTCTAGCAAGGGCGGGAACGCTCGCGGCATCACAGAGAACGATCGAACCGAGCTCCTCGAATTCATCGGCGGCTATGACGCCCGCCACGCCGAGCGCGCTGCATACGGAAGGCCGGTCTGATGGTCACGCGCCGCGACGCCTGGATCGACACCGCCCTCCTGCTTGCGATCGGCCTCACCTTCGCGCCGGTCCTCGCAATCGCCTCTCGCCTCATTTTCTGAACGGAGATCACATGACCAAAGGACAAGAAACCGCCGCCGACGTCGCCGCCCTGCTGCGCGCCCGCAACTGCCTGATCTGGATCGCGACCAGGGAGGAGGAGCGCGTCGAGCGCCTCCTCATCGAAGCCGCCGCCTCGGCGAGATACATTCCGCAGACTTGGGATGTCGGCGCCGGCGTCGCCTTGATGGACGGCAGCGAGCCATCCCCCAAGCTTCGGGCGCTCGTTGACCCAAGCGACGCCCTCGACACGATCGCGACCAGCCTGAACCCCAACGCGCCCGGCGGCAGCCGCCCGAACCGGACGCTGACGATCATGCGCGACCTGCCGGTCTGGATCAGCGGACCGACTGGAGCCTCAACTCTCCGGAAACTTCGCAACCTCGCCCGCGAGATGCCGAAGGCGGATAACACTCGCTCCCAGGCGATCATCGTCCTCTCGCCATCCGCTGAGATCCCGCCGGAGCTCTCGAACCACGCCACGGTGATCGAGTGGCCAATGCCGGACCGGGAGGAGATCGGCGATCGCCTCGACGTTTCGATCAGGTCGGTCCAGGCGACGATCCCGGACTACAAGCTGACCGAGGAGCAGCGAGCCGCCGCGATCGACGCGGCGGTAGGCCTCACGGACGAGGAGGCCGCATCCTGCTTCTCCCGCTCCTTGGTCGCCACGCGGAGCATCCAGCCGAAGCTGATCTCGAAAGAGAAAAAGCGGATCATCGCCCGCGAGCGCGTGCTCGAGTGGTTCGATCCGATCCCGGGCGGCCTCGCCGCGGTCGGCGGCCTCGAAAACCTGAAGGCCTGGCTCCAGGCTCGCTCGGGAGCCTACAGCCAGGCGGCGCGAGAGTACGGCCTGCCGGCGCCGAAGGGCGCCATGCTGGTCGGCATCCCGGGATGCGGCAAGTCACTCACCGCCAAGGCGATTGCTACCGCTTGGTCCTGCCCCCTGCTCAAGGTCGACCTCGGCGCCCTCAAGAGCAAGTTCGTCGGCGAGAGCGAGCAGAACCTGCGGAAGGCCTTCAAGGTGATCGAGGCGATCGGCCGCTGCGTGGTCTGGTTTGACGAGATCGAGAAGGCGCTGCAGGGATCGACCTCCGGATCCGCCGACGGCGGCGTTTCCGCCGACGCCCTCGGCGCGGTGCTCAACTGGATGCAGGAGCGCCAGGGCGAGGCCTTCGTGATCGCCACGGCGAACAAGATCGACGACCTCCCGCCGGAGCTCCTCCGCAAGGGTCGGTTTGACGAGATTTTCTTCGTCGACCTCCCGACGACCGCCGAGCGCGGCGAGATCCTGCTGGCCGCGCTCCGAGCTCACGACCGAGCCGGCGTCTCGATCGACCTCGCGGCGATCGCGGCGGCGACCGCCGACTTCACAGGCTCTGAAGTCGCCGCGATCGTGCCCGACGCCCTATTCATGGGCTTCGCTGATAACCAGCGCGAGATCCAGACCACCGACCTCCTGGCCGCGGCGGCCGCGGTGGTGCCCCTGGCAAAGACCGCTGAAGAGAAGATCCGGAAACTGCGGGAGTGGGCGGCTAGCGGCCGCGCGCGCCCTGCGAGCGCCCCGGAAGCCGCCAGGACGCGCGGACCGAGCGCCCGCCAACTCGACCTCGCCTAACCCCATCACCCGAAAGGAACCGAAACGATGATCACCTCAACCGACAGCACACTCCGCCCAGGCCTCCTGGTCTCGCTCAACACCTCGGTGGCCGGCAACGTCCAGTACGACAAAAAGGAGATCGAGGCCGATCACCTGACCGAGGACGGCAAGCGCCGGGCCCGCTGGGAGACCGAGCGCGTGATCGAAGATCCCGAGGAGCACGCCAGGGCGCTCAAGGTTCGGAATAAGTGCCTCTCCCTGGTCCGGCTGGTTTGCGTCCGCTCCGCCTTCGGCCTGCTCTGCGCCGAGATCGATGAGCCGAAACTGCGCGGCGCCCTGCGCGAGGCAAACCGGCTCGCCGAGGAGTTCAACGAAACCGCCAAACTGAACCGGGTCAAGATCCACACAATCATCGGTCGGGTCGCAGCCGACGACGTCGAGGCGGTGAAAGCGATCAACTCCGAGATCAGCGCGCTGATGCGCCAGATGGAAACCGGCATCGAGCGCCTGGACGTCAAGGCGGTGCGCGAGGCGGCCGCCGAGGCAAAGAACCGAGCTCAGATGCTCTCGCCGGACGCCGCGGCGCGGGTCCAGACCGCGATCGACCTCGCCCGCCAGGCGGCGACCAGGATCAAGGCCGCCGGCGAGGCCGCGGCGATCGAGATCGACCGCGCGACGATCGCCAGGATCGCCGAGCAGCGGACCGCCTTCATCGACCTGGAGGATGCGGCGCCGATCCAGAAGCCGGCGGTGAGCGCCCGAACCCTCGACCTCGAACCCCTCCTGGAGCAGTGAGCGCCATGGCCTGCGAGACCTACATCCGCAAGGGCCAGACCCTTGCGGAGCGCAAAGACGAGATCCGGCGCGTGACCGAAAAGTTCATCGCCGGCATCAAGCAAGGGATCGTCCAGGTGAAGGTCGACGCCAAAGGCGGCGTCACCTTTTCCGGGATCCCCGAGGCGGACCGCCCAGGCATCACCGACGCCTGCATCTATCGCCGGATCATGGTGTCCGGCTCGCAACTCGCGATCCAGGCGATCGCGAAAGCCGAGCGGCTCGCGGGCCGCTCGGTCGACCGACAACTCGTCGCCCAGGGCTATCACTCACATGACGGAGGCAACTCATGGCATCGCCACTGAACTACCCGACCAAGATGACGGACCGCGAGCTCGCGATCTACGGCGCGATTTCCAAGCTATGGGGACCGGCAGCTGCGGCGAAGCACATCGACAGCCTGCGCCGACCGAGACCAGCCATTGCCGGATGGCAACGCGCCGGCCTCGCGGGAGCATTCATCGGCCTTTGCGCGCTCGCCGGCTGGATCGCCGGCGGGCTGCGCTTCTGAGCGGGAGGCAAGGGGAATGCTTGCCATCATCACCGCCTGCGCCGGCGTCATTGCACTCGCGCTCTTCGCGCTCATCGCGCTGATCGTGTGGGCGACCAGGTGGACCACGTTTCATCCGATCGAAAACCAGGGAGACTTCGAATGACCGAGAGCGATCATGCCCAAGGTGCGGCGGAATGCTGTCCGACGTGTGGACGCACGGATGCCGAACATAAGGTTCGGGCCGTCTACACCGAGGGCGGCACTCACCACCATCTGTGCCGTGACCCGTGGCATGGCGACGATCATCTGCGGCACTCTCCGGCAGCGGTCGAGCCCGAGCATCAAATCCCTCGATCACCGGCAGGAAACGAGCGCGAGCAGATCGCGTGGTGGGAAGGACAGTGTGAGCAACTGGTCCGCGAGAACGAGCGCCTTGTCGGTTTGGTCGAGAGATGCCGGGACATGCTTGATGACGTGCCGGGGAACGGTCTTGAGGAAAAGCTGACCAAGCTAATCGGCGATTACCTCGCATTGCAGATCATGCTGTCAGAGTCCCGCGCTCAGGTCGAGGGATTGCCAGCATCGATCGCCTTGGCCCTCTCGTCCGAGCGCGAGAAGCGCGTTGTCGAACAGCACAACGATTTTCTGCCTATCTACCTTTGCGGTTTTGATGAAGCTACGGAAGCCGCTTTAGCTGCCGCGTCCATCTCATCGACTGATCGCCCGAAAGCGATCGACGTCGAGCAGATCGAACAGAGCCAGGACAAGCCTCTCCGCTTCATCATCGTGCGATCGGCGACCAACCCGAACCCGGACATCTTCGGCAAGGCGCCGCCTGGATGCGAGAGCTTCCGCGTCACCAGCACATCGACCGAGCCGCCGATCGACACATTCATCCACGCGCCGAGCCTCGACCGAGCCAAGGCGATCGTCCGCAGCCTCTTCGCCGGCGCCACGTTCAGCGATGGAGGGGCGTTCCTGCGATGACTGCGCGCCAGGGCAAGCTATTCTCGGTTGAGCGGCGAACGCGTGTGGTGCTGATGCACGTCAGCGACGCCGGAGGATGCGACGCTCCGGACGCCGACGTCATCGTCACCATGCGATGCAGGAAGTGTGGCCACGAAACGGGATGGATCAAATGCCGGACCGTCAGCGAGGCCAAGCGCGGCGTGCCTTGCCCGAAATGCAATCCGAGCGGCAAACCAATTCCGATCTTGATCGGATGAAAAACGATGAGGGCGCGACCGCTGCCGAAGTCGCGCCCTCCTTTCGCAGCGGCGAACGGAGATCAAACCACACGCCACCGGAACTCTAGGACTTAGTCGATTGCAAAACGGAGATCAACGGACGATGCCAACCCCAAAGTACAATTACCTGATCTGGTCCAACGAACACCGCCGATGGTGGAAGCCGGCCAGGCGCGGCTACACCGAGGGCCTCGCTCTCGCCGGCCGATATTCGCGGGAGGAGGCGCTGCAGATATGCAAAGACGCGCTGCCGACCGCGGGCCACATCGGCGTCATCTCGGAGATCCCGGTCCGCGAGGAGGATCTACGCGAATTCCTCAGCGGACCGCTCCCGCGCGAGGTTATCGGGAGGATCTTCTGATGGCAGCGCCACGCAAAACGCATTGCAAGCGCGGCCACCCGTTCGATGAGAGCAACACCTTCCTACGCCCGAACGGATCGAAACACTGCAGGGCCTGCCACGCTCTGCGAGAAAAACTCAAGTACCGAGCGCACGTGCTCGGCACGCCGAGCAACCATCAACAGCCGCAGGGAGTTAACCAGTGACAATCGACGGCAAGACAATCGTCCTCGTCGGCGCCGACATGGCAGATCAAACCTACCAGCTTGATCCTCAGCAGAACAACGGCCTCGCGATCATCTGGAATATCACTCGGATCCAGCGCGACGCCGATCGCGGGCGCTTCGGGCCCGCGATCCGCCGGCCGATGAGCGTCATCCCGCCGGCGACCGACGCGACGCGCGCCAATATCGACTGGCAGCGCGTCCGAGAGCTCGCAAACGACTGGTACCGCATCGAGCAGCCGCTGCTGCAGGTGGAGCTCCCAATCCCAGGCGGCGTCATGCGCCACATCGTCGACGGCAACCACCGGCTCTTCGCGCGACAGGCGCGGGCCCTGCAACACTTCACGACCTACATCGTCCCGCCCGAGATGGAAGGTGACTACCGAATTCGGGGCTACGTCGGCGGCCGCGAAGTGCCGCTGCCTTTCTGCTAACGGAGATCAACCATGCTGACGCTAATCGTCGCCCTCATCCTGCTGGTCCTGATGGCGAAGTTTTTCCCAGGCGCGCTGCGCGGGATCGTGCTGATCATCATCCTCGCAATCGTCGTCCTCATGGGCTTGGGGCACGGGAGCTAAACCGATGGACGCATTGCAAGGCATCGCATGGGGATTGATTGCGTTCGCTTTCGCCACCGCGATCACAGCGCCGCCGCCGCCAGAGCGCCCCGACAAGCCGCCGACAGAGCGGCGGCTCAACGCCGAGCAGAACAAGGTGATGACCGAATACTGCAAGCGATATCGCGGCGAGCATTTCGATCGATGCATGCGCGACAAGGCGCAGCTATTCGGATCCTAGCGGCCGCCCTGCCCGAACCAGTAGCCGAGCGCGAGCAGGCACGCCTGCCCCATGCCGGCGAGGATCGTCTTGATGATCTCCGCATTCTTGTCGGTCATGTTGACTGCCAGGTACGCGGCGACCGTCCCAGCGAACCCAGCGAGCAGCATGCACGTCAGGATGAACTGCGGAAGCTTGCCGCCGAAAGCATCGACCATTGACCGCTCCGCGCGAATTGAGGTCTCGACGCCCCCGACGCGGCCGGTGAGCGCCGAGACCATCCCCAAAGGACCGTACCCCCAGCGATGAAGGGCATGGTCGCGGGGATCCGGACCTCGGGAATTTCTTGCAATTGTGTCGGCAACCGGACTTGAGCCGTCCGGAGATCGGGAGCAGGCTCCAGGAGCCGGCCAAGGTCTAGCCACCTCGGACCGGCAATTGCCTGGACTGGCCGGAGCGCCAGGACCGCCGCGTTCCCACACCCCCGGGAATGATCCTCGCGCTTCGGCCCTTTTTGGGATCGGCGTTCATGCCTCTCCGAGGTAGCGCTCGTCAAGAATTGAAACGAAGGATCCGGCGCTTGCGCTGTGGATTTTTTCTTGGTCGTCGCTCGCCCAGCCCAGCGAGCCGTTGATAGTCACCACGACAGTCTGATCATCCCGAGCATCCGGGAGCAATGCGAGCAGAGCATCAACCAGCGAGAGGGCTGCGGCGCGATCCTTGGAATGGATCGGTTGACCGGCAATCACCTCGTCGAATTTGGCCTCGGCTTTTTGCTTCGCTCTCGCCTTGTCGGCAGCCTTCACGGCAAACGAATAGGACATTAACACCTCCGGTTATGCGGCTTCCGAGCGACGCTCGAGAGTAGCCGTCAGGCCAGTGAACTCTTCCCAGCGCTTCACCGCAACATCGACGTAGGCTGGATTGAGCTCGATCGCGTAGCAGACGCGATCGGTCATCTCGCACGCGATGATCGTGGTGCCCGAACCGGAGAACGGCTCGTACACCGCGTCGCCAGGGCGCGAGTTGTTCTCGATCGGCCGCCGCATGCATTCAACCGGCTTCTGCGTGCCGTGACCGGTTTCGGACTTGATGTGCTCGATGTTCCAGACCGTCGACTGCTTGCGGCCGCCCTCGTAATGGCCGCGCGTGCCATCGCGGACCGCGTAGGCCGCGAGCTCGTGCTCCGGAACGAAGTGCCAGTTCTCCTCGCCACCATCGCGCACCGCGTAAAGGCACGGCTCATGCTGGAAGTGGTAGTCGCCGCGGCCGAACACATGCCGCGGCTTCACCCAAACGATGTGCGCGCGGATCTTGAACTTCACCGCCTCGAGCGAGTGCCACACCGGACCGCAGAACATACCGGCGTGCCAGATGTAGGCGACGTCGCCAGGAAACAGCGCCCAGGCTTCGCGCCAATCCGCGCGATCGTCATTCAACACCTTGCCGGTTGCTTGGCCGGCGGAGCCATGCCCCGTCTCCAGGCGCCACTCCGGATCGTACTTCACGCCGTAGGGCGGATCGGTGACCATCAAGTGCGGCTTGGCGCCGCCCAGGACACGCGCGACGTCCTCGGCGCGCGTGCTGTCGCCGCACAAGATGCGATGGTCGCCGAGGCGCCAAAGATCGCCAGGCCGCGAGAGCGGATCCTTCGGCGGCGGGATCACCCGGTCGGGGATCCCCTGATGCATCTTGCCGAACAGCTGCTCCAGGTCCGCCGGCTTGAAGCCGGCGAGCCCGACGTCGTAGCCGGCCTCGGCCAATTCGCCCAGCTGCTGCTTCAGGACCTCGACATCCCATCCGGCGTGCAACGCCAGCTGGTTGTCCGCCAGGACGTAGGCCTGCTTTTGTTCCGGCGACCAGCCGCGCGCGACCAGGTACGGGACCATCCCGACCGGGATCGGCTCGCCGGACGCCATCCGGAGCGAACCGTTGTCGTGGTAGATCGACGCCGCCGCCAAGAGCCGGCCATGACCGGCGATCAGACCACCATCCTCGTCGACCAGGGCAGGGATCGTCCAGCCGAACTCCTGCATCGAGGCGGCGATTTCCGCCACCTGCTCGGTCGAATGCGTCCGCGCATTGCCGGCGTAGGGCCGGAGCCGCTCGATCGGCGCCAGGGCAACCCGCAAATCGAGCGCCTCGTCGGCCGTTTCATGTGAAACAGCGGCGACGTCGCCCAGGTCGACCACGTCCAGGGAGAGATCATGCCCGTTTTTCCGCTTCGAACGCGCCATCTACGCAAAACTCCAGATTTTCCGAAGTGTGACGGCGCCAAGGGGCGAAATCACACAAAACGGCGGTGCGGCTTTACCAATGCCGGGATTTGGGCAAACAAAATATGCAG